AATCCTCTGCTTTCGAAAAATCCTATCGTTGCATCAACTTCTGTTGCATTAAATTCTAAAGGTGCAGTTCCATAAGTGTCAAAAAATAATTTTGTTTTAGCAGCACTGTCTGTAACTGGTTTTGCTGGTAAATTTGTTTGAGCAACCATTATGTTCCACCTATTGTTTTCTTTTGATTACCTTTAGTGGTAGTATTACCTGGATCATTTCTATTGAATATTGATCCTGCAACTCCACTTATGGTATTTGATATTGTTTGTGTTCCTACAGGACTAGTTAAAATATTAGTTGCTTCAGATATTAAACCTGCTTTGCTTAAACCTTTTGCACCTTTGTAAGTATTTACTGCTTTAATTGCAGTGCTTAAAAAATTGCCTCCAGAGCTAAATGCTGTTCCATCTCCAATAGCACCAAATACAGATTCTAATCCGTCTAATACTCCACCTTCTCCTAGAAGGTTTCCTGTTCCACCGCCTCCGATTTGTAATGGACCAGGTGTGTTATCATAATGTAAAGTTGCAAATCCTTTTGGTGATCCTTGTGATACTGTACCTGCACTGTATCTAACTGCTTCATATGATAATGACATTGTGCTTTCTGCAGGTTCAGAAGTTGCAGCATAATCTCTATTACCGTGTTGCCAACTTTTAATTTTAGGATTTACTAGAGTATAACCAATAAACCTTCTTCTTCCCATTGTGAACAAAGTAACAGTTTTGAATAGTGGTGAACTTACATCATTATCTAGTCCATATCTAAATTTATCAAATTCAGTACCTGTTGCTCTGTAAGGATCTGTTTTATCTGAATATGCTGCTGTTGGCAATGTTCTATCTTTTACATAGTAACCATAATAGATTGCCCATAATGCACTTATGACACCTTGATTATCATCATGAAAAGTAAAAGTAACATCATCGTAGTTTATATTTTTATAAACTATTTTTTTTCTATTATATTGATTATATGTATCCATATCAAACGTAAATTTTGGCAAGTCTGCAGTCTTAACTAAGAGTCCTGTTTCTTCTGCATGTTTTGCAGTAAAGTTAGGAGCCTTATGTGCAGTTGGATCTAGTTCAATTCTTAGATAATAATTAAATTTCGTCTTGGGAGCAAGACGCATATTATCGTCAATGAATAGTCTAGTAGCATGAGTATAATTTGCTACTCTACCTTTAGGGTTTGTTACCCCTGTAAATACGTCTGTAAGAAATCTTGTGAATTTATTTGCCATACTAGTATTTAGCCATAAAAAAAGCCCGGAAAAAATCCGGGCTTTTTAAATTCAATACTAAAATTAGTATTAGCCTTGGTTTGAACTTGAACCAGTAGTTGAACCACCAGTACCTGGACCATCTGCTGCTGTTCTGCCAACGTTTGCACCAATACCAATACCAATGCTTTGTTCGCCAGCACCCCACTGTACCATGTTATCAAAACGTATAGTCAATGCTACTTGCATTGGCTCGTTAGTACCGTAGTTAGCATCACCGTAGTCCACGTTAGTTAGGAAACAGCCATACATGTTAGAAGTTTCTAACACTTGTGCGCCGCCTTCTAGTCCGCCGTTACCACCGTCTAGCACTTCAATTTTAGATGTAAATTTATAATCAATACCTGATCTTGCAGAAGCCTGTTCAACAAAGTCGAACTGTTTCTGAACCTGTTGACCAACTAGTCTTTGTACTTCACCGCTTGCGTCATCACGTAAGTTTAGTGTTAACGTTTCAAATGTATACTTACCTGCTAGGTATACTTTTGAGTTGTAAACGTCTAACGGCATTTCTTCAAAACCTACTTTAGGTCTTGACACATCAACTACTTGTTTAGTTAATTCAGTTGCAGCACTTACTCCAAATCCTAAAAGTGTCACCCTAAAGCGATACTTTAGTTTAGGCATCAAGAGCACTTGGTTGCCTGCGTCTGTCGGTACTGAAAAGTTATTTAATGATGTAATAGGCATGTCTTATATCTCCCCTGTGTTCTTGACACGCAACGGAATGTATATAAACTCAATAGCCTTGACAGGTTCAATAGCAATGTCAACATAAAGTTCATTTCTATCTACTCTTGCTGGCGTATTGTTTGTTTCGTCACATACTACTGCGAAATCATAAATTGCTCTAAGACCAACTAGTTCAAGAAGTAAACTTTCAACTGCCTGTTTTACTTCATCTCTAGTAATCTTATCATTTGGTTCAAAGATATACGGACGAGCCAATTTGTTAAGTTGACTACGTAAGTATACAACTAAACGTGCTACGTTAATTCTGTCTAGCGCAGAAGCATTTCTTGCTCTAGTTTTTTGTCCGTAGTTAACCAATCCAACACCATTAAAGAATGTAATTGGATTAATTTTTAGATCATATAGTGTATCTCTTTGTCCTTCGTTAAGTGCAACTGTTTGGAACTCTCCTGATGCTGCATCAATAAATCCTACTGCTGTAGCATTTGAAATGCCGCCTCGTCTTGTTCCTGCAGGTGCAAACCATGGAAACGATACTTGGTCGCTTAGTGCGATAGTTCTCATCATCATGTGTGATGCTGGAACAACTGCGTTTGAACCACCTAAGTCAGTTGTAAATCCGTTTGGATAAAACGTTCCTAAGTATTCATCGTATGTTACCAATCCATCATCGCCATTGTCTGTTACTAGGCTAGCATTTGTTCCCCAGTTAGTCAATGTAGTTGCATCTGCTGCTAATCTAAGTGGTGTGTCACCAATAACAAATGCTGTTAAGCCTCTGTCAATGTTTAGATTAACTAGGTTGCTCATTAATTCAGGATAACCTGGAGCAGTAATAATGTTGAAGTTACGTCTTTCTTCATCACGTACTTGACTGCTTGTGTCAACTGCACTCTTCATTCTTTGTACAACGACTTTACGTTGTGCTTTTCTTCCGAATGAACCTGAACCGTCTTCATTGTTACCTGATTCAGTTACCCAACGATCAGTTGCATAATCTGCCATTGCTTCGTCATTGTTAAAGCGTTGGTTATCTGCTGTGATATCAATGTAGTTGTTAGCATAACGTTTTACGTTACCGCCACTTCTACGTAAGTTCCATAACAGCATACCTTGTGGATATAATGCTGGGTCTGGAGCATCTGGATCTAAGAAATCAACTTTCATTAAATCTTTTATAGTTGCTGCTGTGTTACCAGTAGCACCCGATGAACCATAACGTGCATCTCCAAACAATATACCGTCTTCAGTTGTTTGGTCAGTTTTATCAACTAGTACCCATCTTTCTGAAGCAGGACCTGATTGGTTACTGTCATACTTGTAAATTGTAGGAAAGTTTTCAATATCCGCTGTCGAAATCCAAAGATCTCCGTCTGTTGTAGTTCCAGAAACATATGGATTAGAAGCACTTACAGTTGGAACATATCCAACTCTGTCGCTTGCTGCTTCAGTATATGGACTTGTTGCACTTCTGTAACCTACCCAAGTAGTACCGTCGTGTATCATGATGTCCACATCTGAAAACTCTGGGTTATACCAAAGTTGTCCATCTGCTGGTTCTGCTTCTGGATTATCTGCACTAGCATAAAAATCACTTGAAGAAAGTGGCTGCCAGTTTGAAGCAAGATATCTATTTTCAGCAGTTGAGTCATCTGCACCTGGTGCTAATTGACCTTGTCCGCCTGTTAAAGAAGCATCTGATAAGTTGTAGAAATTAGCAGTACCTTCTGCTGTATCAATGTTATATGGTGTAAACAATGCACCGATAGCATCTCTTCCTACGTCACGTAGTCTAATTTCTCCACCTGTTTTGTGTGAAATTGTAACTTCGTTATTTTCTGTTACGCCTGCTTCAATGTTTGTAAAGCCTGCTGCATTAATTGCTGCTGCCATAACGTTTGCATCTGAACTTGAACCTGAACTTGAAAACGTTACATTAACTGCTGCATTTAATGCTTCTTGTCCTTGAATTGATTCTTGGATTTCGAATGTATAATCATCTGCTGTTAACTGTGATGCAACAACTGCTGATGTAATTGTTGTTGCTCCTGTGTTTGCTCTACGCCACACACGGAACACTGCTGTTGCAGGAGATGAATCATACATGCTGTGTTCAAATGCATTTGTTTGTACAAACAAACTATCTGCTGCAATATTAACACCTGCACCGCTTCTATCTAATGAGTAAATTGCTGAATGTCCACTAGCGTATAATGGAGCATCATACGATACCCAAGTAGTAGTTGCGTTATCCCATTTTGCTGCTCTCCATCTTGAACCATTGTTTGGCTCTGTAGTTTTAATCCATACAGATCCAGTTGGTCTAGCATCAGCATCACTTCCAGGAGTTCCTTTCCATTGTGGCACAAGTGTATGAGGTGCTTGATAAAGTTCAGGGCCTTTGTAAGTTGCTGCTGAAATTTCTAATTCAGTTAAATCAGCAGTACCTGCCCCAATAATAATTGTATTAGCATTAGTATTAGAAGTTCCGTCAGTGTAAATGTAAATCTTGTCGCTTACATTTTTTGCTGTTACACCTGTAATACTTAATCCGTTGATTGTAGCAACAATATCGTCAACAGTATCACTTGAACCAATAGTTACTGTAGTACCATTAATTGTAAAATTACCTGCTGCTGCTGTAATTTTAGATCCTGTTAATTGTGCTGTAATAATTGTTGGAATCTGTGCTCTCCATTCTTGAGAACCAACTAGTACCCAATCGCCTGCTGCAACACCTGCTTGTGTGTTCCCTGCTGATTTGTAATACATTCTTGCTGGATCTTTAGAAAAACTAAATGTTCCTGTTGAAGCAGTTCCTACTGTTTCAAATACAACTGCATAATCACCAATTGATCCTACTGAACCTAATGGTTGATTATTTGAAATTTTAGAAGCATCATCGTCTGTAAGTACAATCGGAGTCTTAGCGGCAAATTTTTGTCCGCCTGTAGTGCTAATTGCAGCACTATTCCATTCTTGGATCCCCCATGCTGTGGAGCCTGTATTAATCCACCAAGTTCCATCCGGTGGGTTCGCTCCCGGAGCCTCTGCTGTTCCTTCTAGTTGACCTAGATCAACATCAGCTCTCGTTACGAATGCTGCGTTTGAAACACCTAATAAACTGTATGCTGCTAATAATCCATATTCGTTTAATTCGCTTCCGTGAATAGGTGTATTGCTTGCTGTCTTTTCAAAGTTAGGTACTCCAAAAAGATCTACTAATTCTTTCTGACTTGTTACTTTAAATGCATTCCCTGCATTCGCCGCCGTAGTTGCTGAAGCAACGCCAGTGCCTGCGGCATTTGTTTTGTCTTGGGCTGTTGCTACTATAATAAGTGGAGTTGTACCGGGTTCAGCCGGGGTATAAAAACTCTCATCTATTACACTAACTTCTACGCCGGGTGATGTAAGTGCCATTTACTTTTCTCCTGGTAATAATTCAATTCATTACGTAATGTATTGTTATATTGTATTTAGCGGAATGTTTAAAAAATGGTGCGTTTAGGCGTCATAGAAAAAGGGGCGAAAAAGGTGTAAATACATATATGAGACCATTATGTAAGTGCGGAATTAGACCCAAAGCAGTTAATTATAAGAAGCACGGCAAGACTTACTATAGAAGTTTGTGTGAAGTATGTTCTAAACATGGAATATATCATGGTATACCTAGATGGTATAGGGCAGGATATAGAATTAAAAAACACTGTGATAAGTGTGGTTTCAAATCACCACATAAAGAAATATTTAGAGTATTTCATGTGGATGAAAACTTAGATAACTGCAAGCACTCTAACTTAAAAACTGTATGTGCTAATTGTCGTACAGTGTTATCTAAAGAAGGTATAAAGTGGAAGCAAGGTGACTTAGTTGCTGATTATTGATTTAACACTTGCATACAGATCATCAATGCTATTATCATTCACAAGTTCATTATCAAAATTTGTTCCAACCCATGCCCACTCGCTGGCATGAATACCGTTATCTCTCATTCCTTTAATCGCAGCATTTGAACCTTGATTTGCTGCTATTGCAAGATCATACCAACTAGGCAAATCACCCCTTTTTACCCATATAATTTTACCGCCTAAATTTTTGATGGCCTTTATTTCATTAGGAAATCTAACATCGCTTACAACAATATTATCACCACTTTTACGTAACTTGTTTTCTAGACTAGCAATCCAAATATCATCGTGGAATGTTTTGCGACATACTTCTGTGCCCCAATATTGTAATACCCAACGCGGAGTAAGAGTAGGCATGTCCAGTCTTTCAGCCCACCATTTATCTACCTGTTCTCTCCATTCTCTTGATTCTTTTGTCCTACCTTCGAGCATGGTTCTATCCCAGCCAAATACTGCTGCTACTGAATCTTTTAACGAATCTGCGAAACTTTCTCTACGGTATTCATGGAAATTAACCAGATAGTCTGCTACTGTATCTTTACCACAACCGATAAACCCGCAAACGCCTATAATCATATAACTCTCTCCTTTAAAGTTATATTATAGCATCTATTGCGTGTATGTCAAGTGTTTAGTAAAAAGGTTTTGGTTGTCCTGGTTTACCTGTGTTAAGTTTTCTTGCCAAAACACTTGCTGTGTTAATTGATTTACTTCTTTTCTGTCTACGTGCTTGTGTAGGAGCAGTTCTTGCTCTAGTAGTTTTCATTTTTTGAGCTTTAGCAACATTGTATTGCTGTACACATTTTGAAGGATGACTAACTTGTCTGCCTTTGCGTGGACCTACTGAGCATCTAAAACGCAGTTTGGTTTTACCGCCTTTAGCAGTAGGAGCAGCTCTACCCCATACCATTTTGGCAACCTCATTAAAGATTGTATTATGCTCTTCTTCTGATACTAATTCGTGTATTTTCATTAACCTATAATCCAACTATAACCATGGCCGCCGGCAACTTGTGTTCCAAGTTCCATTGTGAGTCTTTCAATATCATTAAAGCCTTCTGCTTTAATACTTGCACCGTTAAGTGCTGTACCGCCTTGTGGGCCTGCAATACTTGCAAATTTTTCTCTTGCTTGTCCTAGCATTACTTTACAGTTTGCAAGAGTATAATCTTTAATCCACTGTCCTGAATACACATCTTCGAGTATTACAAAATCTGGCTTATCGTTATATGCCCATAATAATACTTCTTCTGTTCCTCTAGGACGTTGCAT